TGCGGAAGACTCTTGCGCTCTGCCCACATTTTCCTGCACCTTATATGAAATATAGCCATTAATAATGTTAACCATGTCGTCTAGAATGTATCCTGCATCTAAAAACTTTTGTCTTTCGTTTTCTATGCACTGAATCGCCCTTAATGACAATATTTCATCGCCTTGCATTTCCAATAAGTCGTCGATGCCGCCGGGAGCGGGGCTATTTAAAATTTTATTCGATTGTCTAGCTAGCCTCAAAACTTCTTCTGGTAGCTGAGATAGCTCTATCGAATATTGTAGGCTTACTCTCTGGTTTTCTTTGCTCATTTTATCCTCTTAATAGTTGTTTTTTGTTTTTATTGAGTGTTTCTTCGATCATCTCTGGGGCACCAACGACAATTATCTCTGTACCCGTGTGGCCGCGATTAATTGTTAACTTTGAAAAGACGTGCCCCAAATTTAGTTCGGAATGAATCCGACCTTGTTCGTTTAATTCTCTAATTCTCTTATCTTCTCTTATCATTATTACGTGCTCTGGGTTTACAAAAACCTCTCTCAGCAGATACTCCTGGCTGGTTGCGTAGGTTCCATTCAGACACACTTCAGTTAATTTAACTAACACCTCTCCTCCATTGGATATACATATTTTTTCTCAACTCTATTTTTTCGACCAAGAACGTATATCATACAATGCTGAGTTGGCGTCTCGCCCATAAAAATTCCAATCATGGGCTTTTTTGTTCTGTATATATTGAGGTTGTCCTTGGTTACAAGGTATACATCCTGCGGAATATGCACTAAATCGCCTTCCTGCATTATTTAGCCTCCGTCTGTATAATTCCAAAATTTGTTGTGATTAGGGTTCCCGCGCAACTTGCAGCATTTTGAAGAGCCGTTCGAGTCACCTTGACTGGATCAATTATTCCGGCGCTCATGAGATCTCTAAGTTCTCCCAAGCGAAAATCCCACCCTGATGCATCGTCAGATTCTAAAATTTGTTTGATGACAAGATCGGGAGATTCTCCAGAATTTATAGACATTTGCCTTACTGGCTCCTTACATGCCTCGCTCACTATTGAGGCGCCAATGCCCATCTCGGATGAGCCATGGCCCTGCGAAACAATTATAATACTTCTAGACGCCCTCAAGAGTGCGGCACCACCGCCGACAACAACCCCCTGCGCCTGTGCCGCCTTGACGGCTTCAAGTGCATCCTCAATTCGATGCTTTTTCTCAATCATTTCTACTTCGGTGGCGCCACCGACACTAATAACCGCAACCCCTGAAGCTAGCCTGACTATTCTTTTTTGAATGCGCTCCGCTTCGGTTATGGTTTCGCAACCTTCAATAAGAGCCTTAAGTGAATCAATCTTTTCATCAACAGCCTCGGGTGTACACTCTCCCCCCACAACTATGGTTGTGTTTTTGGTGCTCTCAATAAACTTTGCAGTACCAAAATTAGACATTTTTACATCTACTAGTTTAATGCCACTCTCGCGAGAAATAAAATCTGCACCGGTGGATATTGCAAGATCCTCTAAGGCCTCTCTTCTCTCTTCTCCGTAGTAGGGCGCCTTGATGGCTGCTACCTTTAGCGTACCTCGCATAGCGTTCATAATCAAAGCAGCTAACGCCTGCCCTTCTATCTCATCGGCAACGATGACCAATGGTCGGCCTTCGCGGGCCACCATTTCTAATACTGGCAAAATCTGCTCCACGGAAGATATTCTATGATCTGTGATGAGCAGCAGCGGCTCTTCTTGGTGCATCACTGCTCTGCGGTCATCAGTCACAAAGGCCGATGCACAATATCCACTGTCCAGCTTAAACCCCTCTGCTATATCTAACGTTGTATCAAGTGATCTTGACTCTTCGATAGTAATTGAGCCGTCCTGACCCACGCGCTCAAAAGCCAGCGCAACCAACTTTCCAATAGTTTCATCATTGTTGGCTGAGATTGTGGCCACATGTTCAATGTCGTCGCTACTCGTAACTGGGCGTGCCATTCTCTGTAAATTTGAACCTACCTCTCTCACAGCCGAGTCAATGCCGCGCTGTAATTCTATGGGGGATAATCCGGATGCTATGAATCTCTGGGACTCTCTGAGAATGGCCCGGGCCAAGATGGTAGAAGTGCTCGTTCCGTCGCCGGCTTCGTTGTTTGTTTCAACGGCGGCCTGCCTTATGATCTGCGCAGATGCGTTTTCGAATGGATCCTCCAACGCTACGAAATGGGCAACCGTAACGCCATCCTTGGTAATAAACGGAGTCTGGCCTTTTTCCTGTAAAAGAACGTTTCTTCCGCGGGGGCCTAGGGTTGAGGCCACATTATCAGCCAACTTATTGGCGCCATTCATTATTTTTTGTTGTAGTGTTTGATTATCGTCGTATACTCGACCCATTAATACCTCGCAGTTGTGTTTATATTATAATCATATATTAAGAAAATGTCAAGGACTATTTTCATCATCAGGTTCACTTAATTGTGCCTGCAGTGTTTGTTGAATTTTAACGGAGTCTTGAATTGCCCTGTTGCCTGAATTAATTGCCGAACTGCGCTTCTCTACTAAGAAGTACTTGTTCACGTTCTCTGATAAATCCTGAGTGGCTGTAAACAATTGCATAATCTCTTCATTTAATTTATCCATGTGAATTCTCGCAACCTCTAGGATCTGATCTTCAGAATAGGGAAGGGTACCTAAAGTAACGACATTCAGCAAATCGGCAAATTGGCCAGACGCCAACTGAGGCACACTCAGGCTCCACTGGTATCCGCCGTCGCCTTTGCCGCTTTCATTGATTGGCTCCTGTTCGGGTTGCTCTTGAGGTTGTGGATCTGTCTGTTGCGCCATCTTCTTTTGTCGGACGCGCTGACTATAGCCCCTTGTTTGTTGCAACAATTCATACCTTTCTGGCCAGCTTGGTTGTTTCATAATATATGCAATTGAGTCTTCTGTGTTCAGGCCGGAGTCTCTGATCTGGAGCATGTCGGTCTTTTTATAACCACCCTTTGCTGTTCTCACCAGGGCTTCCATAAAGTTTTCCTGGTCGAACCCAAACTTCTCAATTGTGATCCCGCCAGATTCCTTATCTTTTCTGGCGACAATATATACCATCTCCCCAAACTCGTCCAAACCATCGACCAAGTTGGTGAAACTACCCTCAACCATTGTTTTCAAATTGAGCAACTTAAGGCTGATAGGAACAGGCCGGTCGCTCTCTGAGAAAGCGATCAGGTCTTGGATAGGTAGATTGCCCTTGGCAGAGATCTCTGCTTCTTGCGTGCCTTGAAGAAGAGCCGAGAGCCAGCCTTCAAATACAAAACCAGCTGAAGATGCATTGAAGCTGCCGATGACCGCCTTGAGGGATTCCAAAATAATAAGAGAAGAGATGATGCGTCGAGGCGACGTGATTCTACTGTTGGGGTCTACGATACGCTGTAGAAACTGGAGCTTGCCTTCGATTGTGCGGCCGCCACCCATAACATTAAACAGCTTTGTGATCTGTTGTCTCTCCATAGAGTTGGGATCGCCCCACGCCTCTGTGGGGGTGAACTTTGGCAGTGACAGAACAAATTCTTTTGCCCTATCTTTTGCCATCTCTTGTATTGGTTCTGGCTTGCGACCAAACTCCTCATAAATCTTATCAAGAGTGTCTTCAACCATTCCCATCAGTGTGTCGGGCGTCACTGTGTTTTCTCTCTTTGTATACTCTTCCTTTAATATATTTTTTAATTCAGACATGCAAAAACCTCAAATAATTATATCAGCTATACCTAATTTTACAGCTTCTTCTGCAGATAAATAGACATTAACTTTGCGTTCTAGCATATTTTTAATTTCTTCTTTTGTCATTTTTGTTTCTGACACCAAAGCATCAATATATTCTTCTTCAAGTTGTTGCAATGCCTCAAGCTCATTCACCAGATTGGGAAGAGAACCGTGGCTTCCGGCCATGGCCGAATGGATCATCACTCGACAGTGTTTTCCTATCCTGCGTTCGCCTTTTGTTCCTGCGGCTAGCAAAAGAACCCCAGCGGACATGACCTTTCCCATCCCAACTGTGTGAATTGCTGTTTCTGACTGGACAAGGCGCATTACATCGTAGAGCGCAAACATGTCATCTGCGGATCCGCCGTAGGTTGATAAATAAAATTTAATAGGCTTTTGGGTACCCTCTTTAGAACTCCTATTCAGTTCGTTTAAATAAAGAAGGGCGTGAACCAGTTCTGCTACTTTGTCTTCGGCAACGTCCGAAAAGAGACCTATGACTCTGAGATCTGGCTCAGGTGCACCCATTAATTCTTCCGGTGTAATCATTACAACTTTTTGCTCCTCTTCTTCAAGGCTCGTTATAAAAGTATTAACTTTTTGTCGAATTTTATCGATCATATTTTCTCCAAAAATCTAAGGCCCCTCGTTTGTTCTCCATCAAGAACTTCATGGCGCCATCCCAGTCTTCAAATTCAATCATTTCCTTGAAAAGACCACTATAATAAGACTTTACAACTTCAATAGACCGCTTCTTAAGTAGTCTTTCTTCGTTTTCAAACCTATATTGAAAGGAACTAATCTCCATGCTCTTCTTGTCTGCTTTGAGCATGTGTTCGAGCATTATCTCCTTAGAATAAGTCAGGTGTTCAAGGGCCTTAATGACTGTCGATAGATAAATAACCTGAGAGGCGCGCAGAGTAACGAGGCTTAGGCGCGCCGATCTAAAAAAATAAAATGTTTTGCAGGTAACATATCCAAACAGAAAGACAAGGATAAAGAGCCACCAATTCATACCACCTCACAAAACAATAACCACTAGGATTCTCTAGTGGTTATTATAACATCTTCAAAAATAATTGTCAAACTATTTCGTTAATCTTTTCAGGATTCTATCAGCAAGGGCGTCTGCCATATCCGTCTTCTTCTTTTCGTTTACAAGTCTTTCGGCTACACGACGAGCTACTTCATTGACGATTTCTTCCTCATCGAGAGCATCGGCATCTTCATCGAGTTCCTCGTCTTCTTTAAGCCAGCGACCACTGGGCTTGCCGTTTCCATCTTTAACTTCTTTGCCCGGGCCATGGCCAACATTGGCCTTCTTGTCTTCCTGAAGCGCTGCTTCATCTTCTTCGGGGCCCATTTCCATATCCATTTCGACTTCTTCGCCGCCCGGCTCATCAAGGGGCTCCTCATCGTCAGACATTTCAACACTAGTGGGCTCGCCCATAACATCTTCCAGGGCACTCTCAAGGGCGCTCATGAAATCATCAACAGAGACCATCTGGCCGTCGCCTTCTGGCTCGGCGTCCATATCCATCTCTGGATCATCTGCCGGCATGTCATCCACAGGCCCCTCTTCGGCGCCCATATCAAGGTCATCTTCGCCTTCTTCATCGCGCTGGCCAATAAGCTCGCCGGCGGCGCCCATAAGACCTTCTTCCACCTCTTCCTCTTCTTCGTCGTCGCGCTGGCCAACAAGTTCGCCAACAGCGCCCATCACGCCCTCATTTGGGCCGTCGCCGCTAATTTCCTGAAGCCGGCTGTCTCCAATGGCTCCAACGTTTGCCAGCTTTAAAAAGCGGCGAATTTCTGATTCATTTAATAGTGTCTTACGAGCCATTACATATCTCCCTTGATAAATACTCAACTATAAATAGTGTTAATATTTCTTAAATTCCATAAAAATGCTATTCTGCTAACAAAGAGTGCTTTTTCATTTTTTTCAGTGCTATTGTTTCTATCTGCTTTATTCTTGCGAACGACAATCCAATGCGATCACCCACTTCTCTCAAGGTCATTGAGCCGTTTTCATAAATTGATATTAAGCAACAATTATATTCTGCCGGGTAGGAGATCCATAGCCTGCACTCTTCGTGCGGGCACTGAACTTTCTTTTTCATGCATTCTCGGCTGCAGCCGCGTAATCCGTCCTTCATAGGTCCGGATGTTCCTGCGCTATCAAGTCAAACAAATCTCCCACATCATCGTCACTCAAAGAGGCGCTGAAATCCTGCGTTCGGCGCCTCCCTTCATCGAGCAGTTTTTTAGAT